CAACGAGTTACGTCCATAAAAGTTTCACCATCCACATCATACCAAATTAAATATGCATCATTTGGAAGTGATGAATCTTTTGCTTGAATCATCTTTGCTTTTTCAAAAAGGATTTCGCATCCATATTCATGTGGCAGATGTCTTAAATTTTCTCTTTTTGTATCTGCCATTTCTTTCTCCGCAACTACACTCACGAACGGTTGCCCCATACAATATCGGGATAGGCTTCTTTTACAATATCAAAACTAATCTTGTATTTCTTTGTCAGTTCTTTATCCTTAACTAAGCAAATAATTTCAGCTTCTTTTGGATGAAGTCCTTCCAATAATTGAATGAACATCGTTTCCTTACGAAGACTTGATAAAGAATCATTTCCACCTTTAACGAAGTGATATAAGTTTTTATACTCTCTTCGAAGAGATGTGTGATCCGTTCCGACAGGAACTTCATTTTCTTTATAAGGAACATGACCAGCAGGAACTGCGGATTGCACAGATTCGTCAAAATTCCAAATAAAAATTGCTTTTATAGAAGGATCTTCATATTCTTTTAAAATATTGATTTTATCCTGTCTTGTTCTTTGTTTTACCACCAACTCAAAAACCTCATGAATAAATGGATTTGGTGGGAGTTTAACCCTTTTTTCTTGGGTTTTACTCGTCGTCTTCTTCGTCGTCGTAGTCGTAGTCATTTTCAAATCTCACTGCTAAAATTTCGTCTGGAATTATATTTCCATTTTGGTCGAACATTTCTGGGTGTGTGAAGGATGGATATGCACTCTCATAAAAATGTTGTTTTGCCATCCATCCCATTACTCCACCAACAAAAAAGAACATTACTGAAACAAGAGTGCCGATGGTGAGTGTTACTGCTAACATTTTCTTTCTCCGAGAGTTACTTTTTCCGAACGTCCAAATGAAATTCGAATAGTATGTGAATCTCTCTTCGAAGGAGAGAAATCATCTTACCAAACCTCACTTGGAATGTTTTTGGTCTTTCAGATTTCTTCCTCCTTTTTCTTAACAATAATTCCACACCCCGATTGATTTCGGGTTCAGAGTTATTTAGTTTCCTTTTTGCGTCTCCCTTTTCTCTTGTCATGATTATACTTCCATGCATCCTCCAAGATGCCATACAAATAGTTTTTTATTTTTCTTGCCTCAGGTTTAGGGATATGACCATAAGCCTCACGAAGTTGTTTATGCATTTCATCAGAACCACCTTCAAGATAATCTTCAAGGTCTCCAACTATATTACTAATGTTCGATGCAGTTGAACTTTCAATAAACTCTTCAACTTCAACTTTTCTCACACCCTTGACTTTAAGGTAGTCATAAAATTTCAATACAAATTTTCCTTGAAAAGCATAATCAATTGCCTTCTCAACATCATTATAAACTTCGTGAAAATTAGTTTCCATTAAACTAAGTTTTGCTCCTTAAGGTATTGAACTGTATCAGTGCATCCACCGATGTGTTCATCATTTACAATCACTTGAGGGAATGTGGAACCCTCACCAAATTCTGCATAGAATTCTTCTTTAGTAAAATCTCTATTCAGTTTGTAGATTACATGTTGCAGGTCTGCTAACTCTAGCACCTGTTGGACTTTTGTGCAATATGGACAACCATCCTTTGAATAAACTGTAAACTTCATGTGTTTTTTAATTTTTTTGGATTATTTATTAGATTTGTATTATAAGATACTGTTGGTTTTCTGTAAATATTTGGCCAAGTATCTCTAATAATTTCTGCGAGTTTATATGGTGTTTCTGAAGTAATCACTTTACAAAGTACATACGACGACGATACTGTTCACCTGGACAATTTTCGAGATGTTCAATCTCTTCATCTGGGAGGAAGTTGACACCACCAAGAAGTTTTGCTCCAATAAAGATTTCGGCAGACTTTTCACACATCAGAGTCGCAGCAGCACAATCCTTTTGGTAAGGTGATGCTGTGATAATACCATGATTCTCCAGAAGAATCAACTTAGGGAAGTATCCGTGTTGGTCTACAAACTCACCCACATACTTCTCTACATTTTGAAGTAGTCGAGCACCAGGAGGAGCATAAGGGACCAGGCATGATACAACACCGTTTCTTACGATTTGGTCTGGAAACCATCTCTGACAGGCAAAGTCATTGACCGCAGGAGAGCAGAGTATCTGTGTAGTCTTTGGTGGATGTGTATGAGCAATATAATTGATTTCTGGGAAGTGCTTCATAATCCATGCGTGAAATAGCACTTCAATACTTGGTTTCTTATGTAATAATTCTATTTGTGCTCCATTAGTATTACACAAAGTCAAATCTTCCTCTGATAGTGCATGAAGACTTGTGCCACTTGCTTTGATTAGAAAAGTATCTTCTGTTTGTCTCTCTGATACATTACCTTCACCACAGATAGTATAGTCAGCAATTGTGTGTGCTAAGTCTAGAAGCATCGTTAAGTATTGTAAAATTGTATTTAGAAATTGTATCAGATATTGAAAAAAGTTTTGTTATGGTTTCTACAAATAGTTAATAATGATAATGGTCTGTGAGTGATATGAGAGTCATAAAGAAACCGAATGCTATGAAGAATATTAGAATTGGGAGCATTTTATTCGTGCTTTTGTAGGTATTTTAAATCACATATTGCATAGTAATTATTGTGATTAAAATTACTTTTATTTAATTTTTCAACCTTAACAATATCATTTATTTTGAGAACTTTAACTGCTCTATATGCCGTTTTTGAAGAAACTCCAAGTTCTTTAAATTCTTCCTCCGTTATTTTTGTATATTTTTTACTATTATGATATTTAATATCATATTCATTTTTAATTTTTTCTTTTATAAAATTAAAAACAAGATTAACACTTTGTTTTGTTACTTGACTATCTGAAGGTATTTTAATATCTATTAAATCCAAATTAAATCTGTTTTTATGTTTAAGTATAAATTTACTTTTCAACTCATCAACTTCACTTTCACTTTTGTTAGTAATATCAAATGAATACCATCCACACTTGGTTGGGGTTTTACTGCCCCGTTGTATTCTTTTTCTAATTCCCTCAAATGGTAAATTTTTACTCTTACAAAATTGAATAAATTCCCCCCGCACAATATAATTCTCCCCACTAATATTAATTATTAATATATTTTTTGCTTTATTATTTTTAGACCCAGACATTCTCTCCTTTAGTTTTTTTCTATTCTCTTCAGAAAGATTATGTCTGAACATGCCATTTTTATTACCTTTTTTTGCTTCACTCATTTTTTTTCTGGTTTCTTCACTCCTTACAACATTGGAAGCACCTTCGCCACCATTAGTTCTATTATGAAGAATACCAGTTCCTAAATCTTTTCTACCAAACACAGCAATCATATATTTTTCGTGTTGGAATGCTTTCTCTTCCGTTAAATTCTGCTTGAGAAAAATAATTCTCAATTTATCTTTTGGCGGTTTTATTTGCCCCCTACCTTTTTTATATGCTCTATCATCTTTACCCTTACCGATGTAGTAAGGGGTTCCATCCTCCCTCAAGTAAGCATAAGTATAAAAATCATTCATATTTTTTCTTTCCTTTATTATATGGAATTTTACCTTTCATAGGATTTTTTTCACCAAGTTTTGATGATTTTCTGCAGCAGGTATTGCCCAATTTTAATCCAGACACAAGAATTTCTTTTTCTCCACTACATTCACAACACACTTTAACTTTAGACCATTTACTTACTCTAGGTGGAATATAAACAACTTTTAATCCTCTTCTTTCACATTCTCTATGAATATGACTTTTCCAATACTCATCTCCATATGAGGTAGTGCGATTTTCTCTTAATTTTACACCAGACTGCCTCAACAATACCATAGCAGAACCTTTTGATATTTCAAGTTCTTTTGCTACTTCTGTGGTGGATAATCCATTATTATATAATTTTGATGCTATATTTCTTTTATCCTCGTGGATACTTATTCCTTTATTCCACCCACCAAAAGAAATATCAAATTCATTATTGGTTTTATTAATACAATATGAATTATCTTTTAAATTATATGTTTGAAGAAGATAAGTTTCGTAATCATATGCTTCTTGGTCTGTTCTAAAAAATGCGACTGGATATAATTTTCTATCTAAACAATTCCATTCTTTATCACTAGAACTTCCCAAGTAATTATCATTTAAATTATTTGTTGAATGCTTTCCAATATAAAAATAATCTGGTTTTTCTTTAGAAACTACAACATAAACATAATGAAATTCTCCTGTAGATTTACTTCTTACACTTTCTACTAGAAGTTTTGAGTACAACAATTCCTTGTACATTCTGGTTTCATAGATTTAACGGCATTACTATTTATTATACCATAAAAAAGGAGAGAACCAAAGTCCTCTCCCATTTTGCCGTTTGGTTCTATGAACCTTGACTATTTATCAACCAATTTGTGGAGCAACAAGTGCTACTTCGGTTGAATTAATTTGTGCCAAATCTAAAGGAAAATTGTGCAATTGTGTTATCGTAAAGACTCTTTATTCTTTACTTCTTACTGTCGCCAGTAAGTTCAGACTATCTCTTCATCCTTATGTTTATTAAGGAGTCGGGCATTCGTGGGTAGATTATTGTTGGGACTCACTACCTAGTCGTTAGACCTTTCAGAAAACTTAAACCCTTTCTGACTTGGTACGGGATTGTCT